AAGAGTTCAAATGTCGCTGAACAAACCACTAGGCGTGGTTGATCATATCGCCAAACTTCGCTAAACGACAGACATCGTGCCAATGCCTCACGCGATGGATCTTCGTCACCATCATTCATCGCAATCTTGAGTTTTGCCCGTTCCTTGAACAAGTTGAATTTAGCTTCATCAATTACGTCGTCAAGATCGCCCCACGAATCCTCATCGTAGAATGCCATCTTGACTTCGACCAGGCCCGGTCGGAGCACAACCAAATCGCCTAAATCGTCCCAATATCCAGCCGCTCCCAGAATCGTCCGGGCTCCAGCTAAACTGGCCGTCACACGCTTGTCCTCGCCCAGCGCGTACGGTAAATTCCACGACCCAAATGCCTTGACCTTCATCCGATGTTCACCCCTTGCCGCCTGAGCTCATCTTTGATCCCCCGCCCGGCTTCCTGGCCCGCCGTATAGGCGTTGCCTTCCGTCACAGAGCCGATATGAACCGTTATCTGCACTGTGCCGGCCCCTGCACCGCCTGCCCCAGCCAGCGGAGGAGCTCCCCCGCCCCCCATCCCGCCAAACGTCGGACCCGTGATCGCTGCCACGTCAGACATCGCGGACGCGATCCCACGCAGACCCGTCTCAAACGGCGTTGGGCTGCCGGGTGTCAGCCAGTCCGGCAGGCTGACGTTGCGCAGCTTCTCCGCCATCCGCCCGATCCAACCGATCACGCCCTCCACCGCGTCAGAGACCCCGTCCAGCGAATCGATCAATGGATCGATCGCCCGCCGCTTGAGAACGTCCAATGCTGGGCGTACGACGTTGTTGACCAGCGCCGCCAGCGCCTCCAACGCGAGCTGCAACCCCGCTGCAATCAGCTCAGTCAGTGCGCCGATAATCGGCGCTAGTTCCTCGACCAGCGCCGCGATCACCGGCACCACTGCCGCGAGTAGATCCACCAACACGCCGACGACCGCCAGGAGCAATTCTGTCAGCGGAGGCAACAACGTCGCGATCAGCTCGACGAAAATCGGCAGCAACTGCTCCAGGATCACCTCGACCAGCGGCATCAGCGCCGTCAAAATCTCGACGAACGCGCCGATCAGGCCTTCGAGCAGCGGTAGAATCGCCGGCAGCAACGCAGTAATGAGCTGCACGAACGGCGGCACCAGCATCTCGATCAACGTCACTGCCAGCGGCAACACCGCATCCGCGATCATCAGCACCGCGTCTCCCAGCGACTCAAACAGCAGCAAGAGCGGCGGCAAAATCGCGCCCAGAATCGTGGTCAGCACCGGCACCAACCGCGACGCCAGCGCCGCCATCAGCGGCAACATCGCATCCATCACCGCCGAGATCAACGGCACAAGCACCGGCAGCAGCGCCGAGGCCAGCTCCATCAGCGGTGGTAACACCTCATTGATCAACAGCGTGGCCACCTGCGTCAGCAGCTCCGTCATTGCGCCCCCGAGCATCTCAATAAATTCGAGGAACGCGGGACTGCTAAGCAGCTCCGCCACCATTTCCAGCGCCGGCGCCAGCGCGTCCAGCAACGCCGTCGCCGTCGTCCCCGCCCACTCCGCCAGCATCGGTCCATACGTCGTCGCTAGATCGCCGACCGTGCCCAACACTCGCTCCAGGACCGGGAGGAACGCTGTGCCCATCGAGGTCTTCAGATTATCCATCGTGGCCTGGAGGCGGGCCATCATCGCCGCCGGGCCCTCCATCCCCGCATCGCCCAACCGCTCCATCGCCACCGCGCCCTGCTCGGCCACCGCCTGCATAAATGCCTGCTCGCGGCTCAGCCCCTCCGTCGCGGCCTGCAATTCGGCGATCCGCTCACTTACCTTGCCTGATGAGATACCAAAGCTGTCCAACCGGGGGATGGATTGGTTGGCCAGCATCAGAGCGAAATTTTCCATCGACTCGGTGGCGTCGCCTCCCATCGCCATCCCGAGCCGCGTGGCCATCTCGGCCAATTCGGACGCCTGATCCGCTGAATCGGCCAATCCCATACTCATGAATTGGTTGGCCGACGCCATCAGGTCCGCGTCAGCAACCATTGCGTTGGTCGCTGATCGCAGATCATCCAGCATCGACGTGCTGGCCTCGCCGATGCTGTCTGTCAGCGCGTCGAATGTCTCCTGGACCTGCTGGACTGGCGCTGCCTCCATCGCCAGATCTGCCAGTCCGGCTCCCAACGCCCCAACGCCAACGACCGCCCCGGTCGCCAGTCCGGCCGCGGCGGTCGCCAGTCCACCCAACGCGCCAGTGATCCCGCCTAAAACTTTCTTGGCGCGATCCTCGGCGTTGAGAATTATCGAGACCTGATGTTGGGTTTTTGCCACTAAGTATCTGCCATAATGCCCTCCAGGATGCCCTCCTTAGATCGGATAATTGTACTTATCTGCCCTGCATTTGATCTCCCATTCCCCTTGGGGAGGAGCCAGGGCTGAGGGCCCCAGCCCCTCCCCGCGTAAGGAGGAAGGAGAGTCCAGCTCGGGCGGGGCAGGAGGGCACCAGACCCACGCAGACACGGCGCCGTCACGCCATGCTGGCCCGAGCTGTTCTTTTCACTTAGGTCGTATCTTCCGCGCCGTTGCCTCGCCGGTCAGCGCCTCCAGGTGTCGGAACACGCGCACCGGATCCTGCTCATCCAGCTCCGCCGGCGTGCAGTGGTACACGTCCCGGCACAGCACCAGCTCGACGTACTCCCACGGCATCGGCCGGCCGCCCGTGTGCAGCGCTTCCACGACCGCCCATCTCAAGCCGTCGGCGCTTTTTTTCGGCTCTTCTGCCGCTCCATCTCCGCCTTGAACCGCGTCGAGAGCTGATCGATCAGCCACATCAGCTCGTCCAGCCCCAGCCAACCGAACGCCTCCGGGCTGTCCGGATCCGGCAGGCCCACGAGCACGTAATGCGCACCGGGCTCGTACTCCCGCGATAAGTTCCCGCGACAGACCAGCACCCGGCCATCGTCCGAGACCTCGACCAGGTCGAGCCGCTGGCAGTCGTCTGGGTAGCTGCCGATGTACACCGGGTGTCCATCCACGAACGCCGGCGGATTCAGCCCGCCCTCGTCGTCGTACTGGCGATAATCAGATCCGGCCCAGATCGGTGTCTCCAGCCGGATCCATACCTGTTCGTTCTCGACCTCCGGCGCCCCGGCCAGTTCGGCCTCCATATCGCTGACCCAGTTCCAGCCCAGGATCAACGGGAACAAGGCCACGCCGAAGCCGTCCATCATCTCGGTCATGGCCTCGACCATGTCCGTCTGTCCCTCCTCGCCGTTGATGCGTGGATCGTCCCGCCATCCGGCCAGCTCGATCACCGGCCGCAGGTGCTGAAACGTCAGCTTCCGCCGGATCTCGATCCACGTGCCCTCGCCCTGCACCTCCAGCGTCGCGCTGGAGATACGATCGACCTTTCGACTCCGTCTCCGTCGTCTCATCGTGCCCTCCTTGATATGTAGAAAACTATTCAGAAATCGCCGCGTAGGCCAGCGTCCCCGTACCCTCGAAGGAAATGGAAGCCGCGATCGGCCCGCCATCCGGCGCCGCCTCGTGCGGACATTCCGTGACGATCACGTTCCCGCTCCACTGCCACTCGGTCGCATCGCCGCCCTTGGGGCTCAGCTTCAGCGAATATGAGGAATTGGAGTTGAACGCGTCCCACAGCAGCTTGAACGCCTCGCTGGCCTCCTCGTTGTAGAACACCTGCAAGCTGCCCTTCCAGTCGCGGATCCCCGCCATCTTGGCCTTCCAGTTGACGCCGAATGGCGTCACGTCATCCGCGCTCTTGCTCGGCGACAAGCCGACCTTGTTTGACTGGCCGCTGATGTCGTCATCCTCCGACCCAAACAGAATCTGGTAATCGAACCCCTGTACCGCGGTATCCTCAATCGCCATCGTCATTCACCTCCTCAGATTGCGCCCGCTCCTCCGCAGGCTCATCGTCTTCCACTGGTTCCACGATTCCCCTCTCAATCAACGCATACCGGACGCGCGGATTCACCATCTCTAGCGTGATCAGCTCCCCCGGCTTGACATACACTTCCCGCAGCACTCGAAACATCTGCATTACACCACCTCCCGCGCCTCGAAGTCCACCTCCAACCCGACGAACTGCACATCCCGTTCGTTCAACTTACCGACGCTGAACACGCCATAGCGGTACTTCGTCGGCTTGCAGTATTCGACCCCAGACGCCACCTCTAGATTCTCGACTATCAGCGTGATCACCGGCTGGATAAACGGCCTCACCAGCGATTCATCCTCCGACAGGTCCCGCCGTGGTCGCACCAGCAGTTGAGACTTGAACCGGTGCGTCATCTGCACCTTCGGCCGCTTCGTCGTTCCGGAGGAACCGAACACCGACAGGGATTGCCGGCGCTTCGGCGTCTCCGCCACATCCGCCGCGAACGTCATCAAATCCACGTCGCCGTCCTCGATGACGAAGAACATCCACGGCCACTCCGTTACCACCTCCGGCACGTGCGACGTCACCCGCTTGATCTGCAAATCGCCCGAGGACCTGGTGAAATAGTCCTCGTACAGTTCTGCCATTGCATCGATAATGGAATTTATAGCCACTGTGCTACAACTCCTTCACCACGGCCTCACCCCAGGTTGCGGACCACAGCTCGGCCACTTTGTCCTTCGTCGTCTCGAACGCCCGCTCGAACATATGCCCGCCCTTCGTGCCTCGCCTCGCAATCTTGCGCTGTACCCCGCGCACTGCTGCTCGCAGCTCGACCCCCTTGAGCTGCAGCTTGCGCATCGCCCAGTAGATGATCGGGCGCCGCGGGGGCCAGTGTGGCCGCGTGTCCAGCTCCACGAACGGCATCGTCGGTAGCGGCGAGCCCACGATGCCCTGCATCCGCATCCCCCCACCCTGGATCTCGTGACCAACGCTCGACATATGCGCGCCCGTGTTGTTGATCTTGTAGCGCCCCCCGGGACGCGGTTTCGAAAAATTCTGTTTCACCTCGCGCTCGACGGTTGGCAACGCCTTGTTGAAGAAGCCGCGCATGTACCGCTCGAACACCTGCGGTGCCCTCCGAAACCGCCGCATCAGCGCGTCCAGGCCCTCGAGCTCGCTGCTCATCTGCACGCTCATAGCGTCGTCTTCCTGAACGACGCCAGGCTGGCCTGCACGTCCGCCGGCAGCGCCTTGGCGTAGATCATCTCCCCCAGCTCCGGGATCGCCGAGCCGTCCTGGTACGCCGTCTTCGCCCGTCCCAGTGCCCTGACCACCAGCGCCACGCACGCGTCCCAGATCAACCAGGGGACTTCTTCCGAGTAACCCCACACTCCCGTGATGGCCACGTCCGCCCGTAGCGGCCACGTCCCCCGTGCGTAGCTTGGATACCACCACGCTGTCGGGTCCGCGAACTCCAGCCACGTCGTGGGCGTCTTCCCGAACGGCATGCACAGGAAATCATCGGTGTCCTCGGAATCGTCGTCGATTGTGATGCTGGAGAACGTCAGCAGATCGTCGATCGGCAACATCGACAGACCATTTCCCAGGAAATGTCTGGTCTCCGTGCCCGTACTCGGCACCTGCTGAAACGTCCGGTCGCCGGTCTCCTTCTCAATCCGCGCCGTGGCCACGCGGATCAGGTGCTCCAAATTCACGTCCGGCAGGTTGCGAATGTCGATCCGCGTCGTTACATCTGCTTCGTCGCAGTACATCCGCGCCGAGAGATCTATCTGCACTGCCATCATCTACCTCCGATAATCTGCATTGTCCGCCCTACCCATCCCGGCTCACCGGCTGATACCACGTCCGCGTGCTGCCATCGATCGTCGCCTCACATTTCGCGATGTACGCCGCCCCGTCGCTGATCCGATTCGAGCTTTCGTCATACTTGTAGAGACCTGTCGACGCGATCTGCGACATCGACTGTGATCCGACCAGGTCGCTGCCGTCGCTGGCCTTGATCACCTGGATCGTCGGCGACGTGATCCCACTCGTGACCGGCTCACCGTTCTTGAACCACACGCACACATATCGATCGTATGTGTTGCCATCGTCGTCGGTCAACCAGACCTTGGCTTGGTAATTGTCCATATCCGATGCTACCTTGGCATCAGAGACAGCATTGTCGGCCAATACCACTCCGTCTGTCGCCACCTTGTCATAGATCGTGTCGAGAAACCAACCTGCGTAGGTTGCCTGTGAGGTATGGTCGCTGAGCGTATCCTCCCATATTGCATCGGCAATGAATGCATGGTCGGCGCCGCCCGGCAGCAAAATAAATTCGTCATTGTTCGCCGGCGCCGATGGCAAAGCGGACTTCAAACTAACCGTCGCTCCAGAACCTGAACCGGTGTAACTACCTGCGATGTAGCGAATGATCCCAGCCAGACTACCGCTGGTGAACATCAGGAGCATCCCGGTGTAGGCCCCTGATGTTGTGTTGACAAGATCCGTGTCGATGATCTCCGTTCCCGGCGTAGTGTCATCGACTGACCCGGTAATCAGCGCCTGATCACCATACTGGCGTACATCGACTGGCATCCGATCGCCACCGTCGCAGTAACTTTCAAGGTTATCGGCAGCCGTACTATCCTCGCTGATTTCAGTAACATTAGTATCTAATTTATCGGTGCCTCCCACCAGGCTATCCCAGACGTTTGACGGGACCACCATAAACTCTCGCCAGACAGGGAGAGCTCCACTCTCGTGGATCGCTACAATCAACCGCCCGAGCGTGTTCGTGTCGGTCGCGTCGAGCGTGAGATAGTACCAGCCTGCCTCGTCGTGCGTGGCGCCTGAGCTGTCGTTGCTCTGTGCAAAATCACCGCCGTTCTTGCTGAGGCGGATGTCGGCCTGGCCGATCGTGAGACCGGTCTCGGCGGTCTTTCCGTCCGAGTCGTCGACAAAGGGGCCGATCCGGATTGTGATGCTGGTGGATTGCTCAATGATGTGCATCTAGGCTCTCCGGGTGCGGTAGTGGTGCATGGCCTGGGTGACGCCGGCGCCTGTGGTGTAGGTGACGGATAGCTTGGCGCCGTGTGCGTTGCCGGAATAGTCGTAGTGCCTGACGTCGAAGTCGATGTTGGCCTGGCTCTCCCATATCAATGCGAAGTAGTTGCCGCTGGACCACCCTGCGCGGTTGACAACCTCCTGGACGATGGCCGTGATGTCTGACGGAGAGACCCAGCCGCTACCAGTGCTGTCTTCGTCCCAATCGACCTTGGCTGTGGTCTTGTCACGGCCGGTGACGTCGTAGTTGTCGGCGCCGGCCGATGCCTCGCTGGCATTGTCTGCGTCCTCGCCCTGGATGTCCCAATGTGCGTCGTCGTACGAACCGTCGTGACAGTAGACCTCGACAGTGGCGGAGGATATGGTGGCGCCTTGCGGTACGTTCAGCTGCCAACGCTGGAAAATATATCGTGGTGTTACTGTAATGTGGTTGTGCTCGTACGTGGTGTTGACGTCGCCAGAGCCGCTCTCGTAGGCGTCATCTGCTGATGCTGCAACCTGCGGCGTGACAGTTGGCATTAGCTCTCAATCCACACAGTGACGGTGACGTAGTCGCCGGCGTTGGCGATGTACTGGTGTAATCGGCATTATCTATAACGTCTCCCGGATCCGCACCACGAACACCTCCGACGTGTACACCAGCCCGCCGCCGAAGTCCATCTCCAACTCAGCGTAATACTCCCCCGGCGTGGCCGTATCCGCCGACGCCAGATCGTACGTCACCACCCCGCTGGTCAGCACCGTGCACTCCCCCTCGACCGTGTACGTCCCTGCATCCGCTTCTCGCTCGCGCATTCGGAACGTCACCGTCGCCTCGTCCAGATCGTACACACCACCGTCCCCGTCGGAGAGGAGGAACACCAGTTTCGGCAGCGTATCCCCGACCAGCAGCGTGATCTGCCGCGTGGCCGCCCGACCCTCCGCGTTGCCCTGCAGCTCGACCACGACCCCCGGCGTCTCGTCGGTGTCCGGGGCCGCGATCGCGGCCCCCACCCCATCTGACAGCGACAGCTCTAGTTCAGCCACGGCTCACCTCTTGAATTGCCGAGGTGTGCGGGGCCCTGACCCCTGACAGATTCCCGCACACCTCGTCCGATAGCGGCCTGCTACGCTACGAGGCCGAGATCGTCAGCACCCAGGTAACGGTAAGCGAATCACCGGCACCCTTGTTGATGACCGAAAAAATCGTGTGGCACAGCAGATCGCCGTTCGAATCTGCGTTGAAGATGCCCGCTTCGACCAACGCGCCGGTCCCCGTGCCCGCCCCGAACGTGGCTACGTAAGTCACCTCGTTCGCGCTGCCACCAGCCCCCTGCGTCGTTGAATCCAGCGCCACCCGCGCCGACTCGGTGCCCAGCGTCGTATCGCCGGCATCGGCCGCCGTGTCGTCCGTACCGACGGCCATGTGGCTCATCGCACTCTCGCCCTGATCAGAGAGCTGGTCGGCGATGTGATACAGTCCGTCATTGACGACCAGGTTGTCGGCCCGTTCGGACTGTTTCAGCTCACCATCTGGTCCGAACAGCTCCAGCAGCACGTGCCCCGCGATCTTGAGCGCTACCTCTCGTACTTTCATAACTACCTCCCGCGCCGGGTGTACGCCGGCACGATTACCTTGCTCTCGGCCGAGATGGGACGGCTTTGTCCCGTGAGCCTTGCCTTGCCCGCGCGCTCTAACGCCAACGCAGCTTCCTCGCCCAACCATGCGCGCGAACCATCCTCATATTCCACTTCTAGCTCCACAGGTGCTTGCTGTCCCATCTCGACCTCTTTACCTAGCTCGGATTGATCCCGCTGGCCCAGGAGCCCGAGAGCTCGCTGGTGTCGTCGGGCTGCGTGACCGCCTCGCGACGCGCCCCACCCAGCAGCATCAAGGCTCCCCCGTCACACACGTCGTTGGCCACCGTGAGGGTCACCTTGAGATACGGGTTGATATTCGGATTCATCAGGTCGATGTCGAGGTAATACACCTTCTCGTCATCGTCCACGTCCAACGCCGTCGCGGTGTACAACGTCGCGAACGATCCACCCGAGGCGCTGGCGTGAGTCACGGTCACCGTTACTGTGGTCGTGGCCTCCAGCACCCCAAGGTATACCAACAGGCACCCCCGCGTGAACCCGGTCGCATCAATCTCGCTCGATTCGTGCGCCCCCGCCGTCAGTACATCTGGCAGTTCGACGTTGACGATCTTCTCCACTTCACTGAAATCGCTTCGAAACATCGGTTGTTCCTCCTCCGATAACGTTCATTGTCCGCCCTACTCCTCCATCCCCAAGAGAGGATGGAGGAGCAAGGTAGGGATTAACTCTTGATCTTCAGGACGCGGAACGCCCGCGCCACCTTCGCCTGGCCACCGATCCGCACGTGTGCCATATAGCCGATCTTCAGCTCCTCGATGTACTTCTCCCGGAGCACGGTCATCGTCACGCGCTGACCCTCGCCCAGACCGTAGTACTTGAGATCGCCAAAGATGAAGCTGTAGTTGCCCGCGCTGATCGCCGGCATCCACGGCGACTGAGCCACTGCGTAACCCAGCAGCGTGTCCGGTTCCCCGGCCTGCAGGCCCGGTTGCCACAGATAGTTCCCCTCGCCGTCCTTGAGCTTCCGCACGCTCTTAAGGTTCGCCCGGCTTGTCACCCAGCCCGCGTTGGCCGCGTACTGCGCCTCCAGGTCG